CCCTAGTCATCTTGATTCCTTTATTACCACCAGTCATGGCAGATGGCATTTGAGATGGGAAAGTTGACTTAGGACTATAAACAAAATACTCTTCAATCTTAGGGAATTCATATTCCATAGGATTGTCATTATTGACATTAGCCATTCTAACGTCTTTTTCTGCTTTCTTCTGCTGTCTCACATAACGCATTTTCATTGCGTCAATGTATCTCAGTTCTACTATTCCTTCTTCTGGTTTCTTTAAATCAATAACTTTATGATAATATAATCTACCATCTATATACCAGTTCCTATAGATTTCATGTGCTTTCTTATCAAAATCTAATAGATCTTTAACTGCTTTAAATTCTTCTCTAATTTTAGACTTAATACCATCACTAGCATTGAGATTAGATAACTCAATTTCTACTGGTGAGTCATGTGTATCTGAGACTATTGCTTCCTGTATAATATCTTCAATTGCACTATCACACTCTGGGTGGAGTGCCATCTCCCTATATCTTTTGATTAAATCAAATTCAGTTCTATAGATTCCTTCAATATCTACATACGATCCAAAAAAACCACTAGTCAAATAGTGGTCTGAACCATCTGCATTATTCTCAGGTACGGGAGATACCACACCAGGTGGTATCTTTTCCGTATCTTCTATAGAAAATCCAAATAACCTTGCCATTATTAAAAGTTAACCTTATATGTTTATTTATTAGGCGCCAGCACCTGCTCTTTCAGGATACCAGTATTGTACCTGGAAGTCAACTGTAAACTCTTCTATTGTATCAGTTGTATCATAAGAAAGATCAATAGATGAGATTGTAGTTGGGAATATATCCACAAACTTATACTGAGCAAGAATATTACTATCAGTAGCAGGACTGCCAGAACTTTGCTGACTAGATGCATTTCTACCAAGTTGATAGACAGTTGCTTGTCCCATATAATCTGATGGATCAGTCAAACCTGATGAATCTCCATACTGAGCAATGTTTTGAGCCCATGCTTGGAATGCTCTATAGTGACCAAAATCTTGATCATTGATTACTGTAACAGTCCAAGGATCAAAAGTTCTGTCTCCAGCAACTTTAAGAACACGTCCTCTAAAAGGAACTTCAAGGTTTGCTACATTGGAAGCAGGAAGAGCTGCTGCTTTACATAAAAATCTAAATCTATCTCCATCAAATTGTCCACCACCATCATTCTGAATATTAAGGTCTACTCCATCAGGAAAATTGACCTGCACCTCAAACAGATTGGGGCGAGTACCGCCTCCAATCAGTTTGGATTTAAATTGAGAAATAGTTCTCTGTGGGATTGTTGCCATTTTTTAGAATCTCCTTTTGTTATTTAGATATGATAAGTTAAACTCGACCTGCTACTTCTTCAAAGCTAACACCAGTTCTGGTGGCAACAAATGTAAGAGTAACATAGTTGATTGACTTAGCAGGCTTCAGGAAGATGTCTGCTCTGAATTCATTATTATCAATTACATCAGGAGTGTTGTTTGTCTCATCACAAATAACTAGGAAACCATAAAGTCCCCTCTTTGCTTCCACATCTCTTAGATATGGTTCAACAATATTCACAAAGTTTGCTCTTGTTACCTGATCATTAAGTTCAAAGAGTTGTGCTTCTGCTGCTTTCTGTAATGCTTGCTCAATTGTTAGGAATAGTCTCCTTACATTGATTCTATCAAAGGCAGATGCATAACCTAAACCAGTCTTATCTCCAAAGAGCATAATACCAGTTCCAGGTTGGTTAACTATAGAGTTAATTCTTAGTGGATAGAGTTGGTCTCTTTGTGCTTTGTCTGGGTTGTAAGCAAGTTTAATTGCATTATTTAAGATTCCTCTCTGCTGTCCAGCAGGTGAGAACCAAGGGAATGAATTAACACTTGTTCTTACCATCAATCCAGCAACATCACCATTAGTTGGGATGAATCTGAATTTATTATTGAATCTATCATATGTGTACTTGTATCCACTATCAAATACAGCATAAGATGAAGATGATAATGAACTAAAGAATTTAATTATATTATCAGTTTGTGTGTCTGTATTGGTTACATCTACAACATCTGTTCTATGTGGTGAAATTGTTGCCATGCAATCTTTTCTTGCACCAGCAATAGAGATTAGTCTATTTGCTTTTGCTTGTGATTGTGCTTTATCAGCAAGACCTGGACCACCAATTAGGTAATCTACTTGTATTTCATCCTTATTCTTAAACAGATTGTAGGATGTAATTAGATTTCCTAGAGTTGCTGTAAACCCACCAGTGGCAGAATAATCTTTACCAGCAACTAATGTATAGGTGTCATTTCCAATAACATTGAAAGTAATACCCTGTGCATTTCTATTCCAACCACCAGAAGCAGCAGTAATAGC